GCGAGGCTTCCGCTCGTCTGCCCCGTGATAGCGTCCACGCTGGCCTTACTCTTCCAGTTCGTGTATTCGATGGCCTCAAGCTGGGCTTGCCGTGGATCGCTCCAGGGCTTTGCGCTCATACCGTGAAGCCGTGCAAGTGTTCCTGTGGTCAAGGCATCGGCGTACCGCTTCAAGAACCACGCCGGGCAGTCCTCGCCACCAATTTCGGGGCGCAAGATGGTATAGACGTAGAGGTAAAGAGGCGCGTCGCCAACTTTGATTCCGCTAACGTAACCATCTGCAATGGTGATCTTCGGGGCTTCACTGTCGGCCAGCGAGTAGTCAACTCCCTCGGTAAGCTTGCTGGCGCTCGTGAGGTCCGTCCCGACGTACACCTTGTAAACGCTATCAATCACGCAAGCGAAGTTGAGATTAAGGGTGTACTGGGTTACATCCAGCGATAAAGTCTTGGTAATGGTCTGGCGCAAGGCGGTCGTCTTCTCGCAGAAGTCGCGGAACACCTTTTGGGTTTCCTTGCGGATCATCAAATCGGCGCACCCCGGAAGGTAGGCTACCATGTCTTCGGCCAGCGTCCCGAGGTTCAGCAAGTCAATCGGCTGTGAATCGGCTGTCAGTTCTGTGCTCATGTCAGTGCCAGCCCTTCAAATTTTGCCATCGCGTTACCCGAAAGCTGGGCGTTCGCAAGGTCGGATGAATCAATCTCTAAGCATTTCGAGATTGCAAAGTACATGATTGCCTCGTTCCAACGCTCGTCTACAAGAACGGTATAGGCCAGCGCGGTAGCCTCGTCGTATGAGCCGTGCAGATCGTCGGTTATCGGGAAAGCGTTGTCGGCAAGCCTCATGTTAAGATAGCGAGACTCCGGGCGGACCTTATTGAGCCTTGCAATGCCTTGAACCAGCGCGGTCAAAATAACAGAGTTTGACCAGCGATAGTCCGCTGCATTTGTGTCAATCAGGTTGACTCGTACAAGATTCAATAGGTCGCCCAGTGTCATAGGAACTCCTTATGCCCCAAGGATCGCCTTGGTGATGGTTTCTGCGTCCATCTTATTGAAACCCTTGATGCCCTTGCTTGCGGCAATAACCTTCAACTCGGGAAGGGTCTTGCCTTCAAGGGACAACGGAGCGTCGCCAGCCGGAGGGGGCGGAGGCGGTGGAGGGGGCGGAACATCGTCGCCATCGGGATCGCCAGCGTCAGGATCGCCTCCTTCATCTTCTTTCGGAAATTCACCTTTGCGGACGTTCGTGTTCGTCTTAACGTCTGCCGGGAGGGCTTCTTTGCGCTTGCCGAACAAAAGCTCTCTGACAACCTCGCTCGGGTCAATCTTGCCTTTTTCGATTGCAATTGCCGTTTCCTCGCTGATCTTGCGGTAGTCGGGCTGTTTCAGTGTCTCGCAAGTAGCGGAGACGACTCGTAAATCCTTGATATTGATTGCATAGGTAACGTTCATTTTCTGTATTCCTTCTCTTTGCTGAACGACCCCCAGCACGGTTTTGGCGTACTGGGGGTTGTTTTTTCAGTTTACTGCGCGTCCTCGTCGGAGAGCGTCAACGCCATTTCAGCAGGTGTCTTCAAACACCAGCCGATGACGACGATCTCAAACTTGGCCGTAGTGATCTCCGCGCTTACATCAATGCAGAGATAAGCGTCAGAGTCGATGACTCCAAGCGCGGCAATCTCGTTGTCGCCAGCAACGAAGAAGCCAGTAGCCGCCAACGACTGATCGTTAAGCAGCAAGCCCTTCGAGTTACCGTCAACATCCATGATGTCAACGTCCATCGTGATAACGCCGTCAACCGTCTGCACGTCAACGAACGCACGGCAAGGGGAGAAACCCTTGGGGAGTTTGAACAACCCAAAGTCTTTCCCTGCCGCAATAGGAGTCACCGAAGCGTCGATGGTCTTGCGGAACACCATTGCAACGGGGTCCTGATCCTTCACGCCGTAACTCACATGAGTTTTGTCAATTGTAGCCATTTTCTTTGATCCTTCTTAAGTGGAGGTCGTAGGTTATTAAGCTACGCCTCCGTTTTCGTTTTCTTACAGACCACGGGTGACAATCGCCGTGCCGAAACGCTCGCTGTAGCGAACGAACCAGTCGTAGATCATCAACGAACGGTGGAACTGACCCCAGTGCTTGACATCCTGCAAGCGCTCGCTCAACGTCGCTTCATCAGCGAAGGTGATTGCCGAGTTATCCCCGAACAACACCTGGAACCGTGTAGGCAACGCTTCCGTCGATGCAATCTTGGTGAGAAGATTGGTCGTATAGATGCGCATACCTGCCAGCTCGCCCATGAACTGAATGCCCTTGCGGAGCATCGAAACGCTGTCGCCCATTTCGTTGGCCTTGTGCAACTCGCTCGTGATAAGCTTGGTGCTCATCCACGTAGGAAGCAGAATCCACGGATCGGCGTCATCACCGCCGGGCTGCTCCGAGAGGGTGGCAGCGGTTTCGGCAATGAAGTCGATAGCGTTGTTCTTCTGCGCTGCGACCGAAGCCGCGACCTGGGCATCCGTCTTATAGACGCTCAAAGGTGCAGCAGCCGTCCCGAGGACATAGCTTTCTGACTCTGCGCCAGCGGTGTTGCCCTGGTTCTTGACGTGGCACTTGCTTCCGATGTCCTCATGGAACTCGCGCTCGATGTCAAGCGCCATCTGAAGACCGCCGTCTTGCATGGTCTTTGTGGCCCATGCGTCAATATCCGTGAACATTTCGTCCTCGGTATTGGTCTTGAGCGCAATGGTACGCTCGCGGTCGATCTTGAACGTCTCATCGAACGCCTCGGGTTCCTGATACGTCACAACTTCACCGCGCCGACGGCTTGTGGTCGTCAACAGCGGAAGGCAACGCACCTTAACCTCGGTGCCACGGTTCTTGAACTTGCCCTTGAACTCCGCATTTGTGATGCGGTTAATCAGGGTAGCGTCGCGAAAACGCTTCTTCAACTCGGGCAGATACAACATCGGATCGTAGCTGGCCATCGTCGGTAATCCTGCAACTCCAGTGATAGGCATTTAAGCCTCCTTTATGCGCCGAATGGCGCGTCGTCCTTATTGTGCTTCTGGCACGGGCAGGGCGACACGTCCTTCTTTACGCGCTTGTCGTAATTGGTTCACAACGGCATCGTACTTGTCCTTCGGGAGTTGTCCGCTATGGAAATCGGCTCCTGCCTTATCCAACGCACGGGTAAACTCCGCGTAGGTGTAATGCGTCCCATCCGGGGCGCTCGATCCGTCTGCTTGTCCGCCACTGATTGAACGCGGTGTATGCTGCGGATTCGCATCGCCGCCGCGCTGGGAAACCCCAATCATTGAGAGGAAGCTGTCGATCAGCGAGGACATCGCCGAAAGGTTCATGCTCCCATACGCCTGTAACACGGAAGGCTTGTGGACTTCCAGGAACTTGTCCCATGGTGCAACCTTGTCGCCTCCGGGGTTTACCGACCCAAGGAATCCGGGATACTTGGCCTCGATGCGCTCAATGAAAGCGCGTCTGTTCTGCGCATCAATTTGAGCTTCTTGTGCCTTTTTCCGCTCTTCAGCTTCAGCCAGCCGACGCTCTAACGCCTGCATTTGCTCGCTGACGACCCCCTGTGATACCATCCCTGCCGCTTGCATGACTTCCTCGGACACGTTCTGCCGTAAGTGTTCCGGCACCATGTCTTGGAACTTCCTGCTCTGCGAATCGAGTTGCGCCTTCAACTGCCGGATTTCCTCATCCTTCTTGGACGAGTCCTGCGACAGTGCCCGGACACGGCCTTGCTCGACTCGCGTAGCGTTAAGCTGCGATTCAAGTTCAGCGATCCGAGCGTCCCGTGGATCTACGCTCGTGGTTGTGGAACCTCCGAGGTTCAAGCCCTTACCCTCCGTTGGTGTACTGTTCATTTTTTGGTTTTCCTTCATCAAGCCCCTGCCTTGGGGAGTTGGTGGTGGACTAACGAGCAGGAAACCGCCTGAATCGCCGTCCGTGTTGTGAAGTTCATAAAGCGTTAAGCTGAATACCTGCGGATTGTTCGCCGTTGGCTTGGGCGACCAGGTTCCCGGTAGCAGAATCAACCTGCTCAATGAACTTCGTTAAAGCTTGGCATCCACCGACGATGCGATTTACCGCCCGTTCGTCGAGTACCTTGAAAGTCTCGTCAAAATTGTGCTTGATCTGCGCTTCAAGCCCAGCCTTCAAAACAGGCCACGCGCCGCTTGCGTACAGAAAAGCGAGTCTCTTCGTAAATTCAATGTCTGTCACTTCTTCGGTCATCCTGCCCCGTTCCTTTCAGCAACGCCCCCAGGAGGCATCATAGCTTGCGCCTGTGAGTTGGGGAGCATACCCCGTGAAACCGCTTGCGACTGTCCGCCGGGAGCCATAGACTGCCCTTCTGGTGGCATTTGCGCCCCTTGCTCGGGTGTCGGCTGGTTCTGCATGGTCGAATTAAGCATTTGAATCTGCTGGATCATTTCGATCTCTTCCAGTTTCGACTCGCTGGCGATCACGTCGTCGGGGTTCAGCCCCATGCCTTTGGCCTCTTCGCGGAGGATAACGGCAAGCCCTTTGGCTCCGATAATTGGGAAAATCACGGGATTGACGACAAGTCCGATAAAGGCGCGGCGACGTGAACTCTCCTGCTCCTTGAGGATCAATCCCATCACGCCGGACGGATTTACCTCGAAATCGCCCTTGATTGAAAGGTCGTCGTCGTTGATAAGGTTGTACGAGACAAGCATTTTGATGACGTTCCGCACGACGCACTTGTCTGTCGTGTTGATAACCATCTTCATGCCCTTGTTGGCAGCGTCCAAAAGCATGGACATACCGCCGACTGTGCGCCCTGCTCCACCCGAAAGGTTCACGCCGTAGGTCAAAGAGGGTATCCCCGAGCGTGAGTCTGCCTTTTTCTCAATCCACTCCAACAGCGCGATAAGGTCGGCAATACGGGACTCGACGTTGATTGTCCCCATCGGATTTCCGTTCTGACCCATCATGCTCGTGGTGAAAACAAACGTCTTCCATGGCTTGACCTTGAAAGCATCCTCGCTCTTGTCCATCATTCGGGAAGCGTCGTTCATCCAAAACATGCTGCCGCTGGACATGGCGCTGTTCATAACAAGGTTGCGAATGTTCGTATTCGCCATCTTTTGAAGCATTGCCAGCTCGTCAGCGATTGAACCGCCCCACCAGGAGTTAGGCTTTTCATAGAAAACGCCCTTGCTGATTGGCCGTCCGATACGCGGATCAATGATTTTGCAGAAGACGACATAGCCCCCGATGGTGATTGCGTTGACCTCGTAATAATCATACGGATCAATGGTTTTGCTACCGCTTGTCTTCAAAATGTTCATTTCGCGGAGCATCGTCCCACGTACCTGCCCATAAAACTCGATGCCTTCCAGCTTGCAGTCATAGGCATTGTCCATCCCGTCCTTTTCAAGCTGGCGACGGATAACGTCATGTGGTTGTGGGTTGATCTTCAAACCGCCGTTGGGATACCGAGCGAGCAAGGCGCGGACCGTTTCAGGCATCCACTTACCTTCTTCGTTTTTCTGTCCCTTGACCTTGCTGGAATACATGTGAAGCTCGTCGGCTGTGTAGCGGACACGGATACAAAGATAGCCGTCCGTGATCTCCCGTGCCTGTGGTGACGGGTAAGCGTCCCAAGGGTTAATAGCCTCGACGCAGGGGATGGTTTTAAGAACCGTGTCAAATTTGAGGTTGCCAAGCTCCGTCTCTACGCACTTGTTGGCGTTGACCACCCTCGGGAACGGGCCCTTGACAAGCCCAGTGCCGTAGGTGACGACGTAATTCCCGTAGTCGCTGAACGTCTTGAGCCATCCGCCTTCAATAAGCTGGTCATGGCATTTGCGATCCATGCGACGGGCGCGGTCCTTTGCCCAGTCGTCCTGCTCGTTCAAAATCTCGTCCATCTTTTCCTGTGTCGCGCGGGAAACAACGTCCGGCGGTGGGAATTGGCCTATAAGCTCTGCAATCTGCATCGCGCCGGACATAGCCTTTTGAACAGCCTCCATCTGCGCCGACTTGGGGATGTCTGGCCAAGGTGTTGACTTCACCTCCCATGGCTTATCTGTCGGGGCGTTGAAGATGTCCAGCATGTTCGACAAGGCTGCACGGCATTTGGTGTCCGTCAGCTTGTCGTACATCTCGGGTGAAATTCCAATTTTGCGCATTTCATCCAGCACATCAGAGGCAAACTCGCCCTCTCGGGCCCTCATGGCGCGTAAAAGCCTGTCGTCCACGCCACTTGTGCGACGGTGATCGGAGTTGATGGTGAATTGCGACTCGATGAACCGCGCAAGAGAAGACATAGGAGCCGAAGACGGAATACCGTATTGCACGGCTTTGTCTTCTACCGAAGCGTCAGGCCCCGGAGTAGCGGCTGAACCGCCAAGCAAACCTATTGCGCTTTGATTCATGTCGCAAGATTGGCAAACTTTCTCCGCACGTCAACATACTGCTATCTTGTTTTCAGGACAAAAAAAAGACCGCCGTGTTAGGGCGGTCCGTTAAGTGACATGATCTTGCATCGGTTACTCGACAACCATCCAATCCTCGGCGAGAATATCGGTCTGCGAGGCCAGCCACGGAACACGAGCGTTGATATGGTTTGCCGGAGCCGTTTCGCTTGCTGGCGTGGACGGGTAGCTCATAAAAATATACGGCAGAGTCATTTTGCTGTGCGCGTCTGGAACTTGAAGCTCCAGTTTCAAACCTTTGCCGTTCCACCCCTCACGGGCGACCTTCTCCCCTGCCTTCAACATGCGCAGGGCGTACCCAAAATCTGACACGACGTTAGATTTTGAGAAGCTGACAACGCCATCGCTTAATGGCTCACTCTTCAACAGCTTCTCGTCGTAGAGGTATGCGCTGACGCTAACCTGAATGCCGTTGCGCTCGCCGCGCTTCTGCTTGAAGGTTTTACCGTTCGTATCTGTCACGCTGCCGGGGAAAAACGGACTCATAAACAGTTCGCGCTTGCAACATCCATCCCCGTGCGGAGCCAACGAGAGCATGGCTTTTTTTGCCAAACGCGCAAGAGCTGGCCCGATTGTGCTCGTGTCTACGTCGCTGATATAACTTTTCTTCTTCATGTATTTTTCCTCCGATTGGTTCGCCAATCCCGTTTTGCACCATGCAAAATTTCTGTGTGTCAATTTTCGTGTGCGTCAACATTTGACACACGGCTATTGTTTCTGCTCGCTAAGAGTTGTCTCTTATGCAAGGGGCTGGATTACGAACAAAGCGGACGGCTTTAATTGTTTTGTGGTTCTCAATTATCGCCTTCATAATCCTATGCCGTCCGTCCATAACCTCTCCATCTTCATCAAGAATTATCGGGTATGACATGTCTGCATCCCTAACAGCCTCGAAGTGCGTAACCATTTCTCGCAGTGTAAGCTTTTCCCAAACATAGTAAATGTTTAAATGTTGAAGCGGAACTTCCATTACAGGGAGATTTCTTGAAAGCTCAAACAGCTTTTGCACAGACCATTGACAACGGCCAAGTCTTGAGAATTGCCCATTTACCGTCCATTCGGTTCTAAACATTTTTTTAGATTCAGCAACATCTTTTTTTTCTGACATAATTACTTCCTTTCAAACTTCTTGAACCAAGTCTTTTCAAGCTTCCTGTTACGAGGTGGAGGTGGTTCGATCTCTAGCGGTGGCAATGGAAACGCCAACGTTGTAATGGCGACAACGGAAGTTTGTTCTCGAACAGCCTTGATATACTCGTGTATTTGCTGACACATATCAACAGCGTCCACTGGCTTTTTTGCCGTTCCAAGGCAAATTGTTTTCTCTTTTAGCATCCGAACGCCCCCAGTGACATTCCCGTGTTGACTTGTCTTCCTCGCCCGTACTTACTACCGTCAACCCCAAACGGGTGATCCGATGTCAGCCCAAAGTCAACGTTGCTCTTTAACGCCCCGTAGCAAAGATACTGCAAGGCATCGTGCAAATGCGAATACTCGTTCTTGTCTGGCGAATCTGCGTAAATCTCGTCGTTTGAGTTTTGGCGCATCCGGCGGTAATGGTAGCCACCGTTGAACCCTTTGCGCAGGATCGGACATTTCGGGCCGATGATGATTGCCGCCTCCTTGTCGCGCCTCGACCGCAACAACTCCGCCACGCAGTCGCGCCGAAGCTGAAAGGAGTTTTGAGGCACTGGCGCAGGATACGTCTTTATCCCGTACTGGTTCATCACCTGGATACAAGTTACCTCGTTGATCTGCCCTGGGTCCGCCCCGGCTGGGTCCGCCCAGTTCACAATCCGACACATCGGGAAGTTATAGCCCTTCATCAGCAACGGGCGCAACTTTTCCTCGGTGCATTGCCGGATACCCATGTTGTCCGTTGCAATCTCTTCGATGATCCGCAGTTGCCCAGAGGTGGACATTTGGCCGATGACTACAGCCGGGGTCCGCCCAAAGTCTGTCCCAAGCAGTAACGGCAACCCAGCCTCGTAAACAATATCCTTGCTCGTGAAGTGTATCCCGTCGTCATATTCAGGATAAACCGATTTTCCGTCCATCGTGCTGCCGTACTGGTTGAGGACGTTCTTCTTGATCTTCTCCGTGTCGCCCAAAAATGTCTGCTTGTGGTAGTAGTCAAATCCCTCGCCAAGGTTCTCGATGTTCTCCGCTGGCATAAACGATGGATCTCGCCCGTCGTTGTTCTCGTACCATACCGCACCCGTTTTCGGGTCCACCCTTTTAAGCAATGCCGGAGGCTGGATGAAGAAATCTATCTCGTGTGGCTTTTTGACTTGCTCCTGCTCGTACCACCAGTTGCTTTCATCGGGGCTGTTCGTGTCCATTATCAGCCCAAGCCGGGGGCCTTTGAAGTTTGGAGCCTGGTTGAAACGACCAAGGCGGTCCCACACAGCATCAATCACCTTCAAGTCAACTTGCGTCGCCTCGTTGATCCACGCGCCACTCAAGTCCAGCGACTTCAAGCTGTCAATGATTCCAATCGCGTCCAACGGATAAAACAACAGGTCAATGCGAACCGTCGTCCCGTCGTTCTGCATACACGGCTCTTCGATCCGTCCCTCAAGCGGTGGGCTCCAGTGCATCTTTGTTTGGTCCGGGCTTGGGAACCATGTCAGCCACGTTGCAATTGTGGTCTTTTTCAGGTCGTCGTATGTTTTCCGTCCGACAAGCCACCTGCTCCACCTCACCCCGTCATGCGCTGGCATTTCGTAGTGCGACTTGCGCTTGATCTCAAAGCAGCAAGCCACGCTCTTGCCACTACCTACGCAGCCCCTAAGGCCCTTGATTTCCT